CTTTGGATATCCTGTATTTCTTTTGTTAGTTTTCTTGAATACTTTTTGCTTGAGTCAATATCACTTCGTCGTTGAACAATTTGCTCATGAACTTCCTTCGCTCGGGTCGAAAGATTTTTTAAGTCATCCAGCATTTCGTTCTTGTTTTTAATTTTTTCAGTGATGTCTTCTAGACCAGCAACAAATTCATCACGCTTTGCCTCAAACTTTTCAATGAGTTCAGATTTAACAGAATCAGGAACACCCTGTGTGCAGGTCGGACACTGTTCCATGTCTTGCATATCAGTTATCTTCTTGACGTTATTGTCATGTGTCTTCTTGATAATAGTTTTCATATTCTCAAACTTAGACAACGACGACTTAACAGAATCAATATCACCTGTCTTGTCAATCAATTCTTTTTGTTCATCCAGAAGACCACTGACCACTGATTCATTTGATTCCACCAGTGCATCGGTTGTCTCTAGTTCTTCTTGTAGAAGAGAAATCTTAGAGTCATCTGCTTCTTTAACAGAAGCAATGTGATTTTCAACGATCTCAATCTTGGACTTTAAAAGTTCCGCTTTATTATCCAAATCCTTGATCTCTTCTTTCTTAAGAGAGACTCTAGTCTTTAATACAGTATTCATATCAGAGAAAACCTGAATGTCCAGAACATCCTCGATAACTTCTCGCCGGTCGGCAGCAGTCAATTGCATAAACGGAACGAACGAGGAACTGCCGAGAATAACCACCTGAGTAAAAGACTTGTAATTCATCTTAAGAATATTCTCCTCAAGCATTCGTTGATAATCTTTTGCCTTTGCGTTTTGATCGATCAAGTTTCCGTTCTTAATAATCTCAAACTTCTTTGGTTTGAGTTGTCGGATAACTTGATATTCATCTTCCCCAACAGAAAAGGTAACTTCAACACAACAATCTTTTTCGTTAATTGAATTTACGAGTTGTGGAATGTTAATTTTACGAAATGGTTTACCAAACAAAGCAAACGTGATGGAGTCGAGAAGAGCAAAAGACTTTCCATGACCATTCATACCAGACACCAGAGTTGATCTATGTCTGTCCAAATGAATTTCAGTTCCGTTATTTCCAAACGAACCAAAATTCTTAAATTTCACTGTATGGAATCTAATCATTTATTCTTTCCACAAGAACCACACCCGCCCTTTTTTTCTTTTTTCTTATCACAATCAGTACACGGGGTTTCTTTTGCTTTCTTCTTACCACAGTCTGTGCAACCGCCCGCACTTTCTTCTTTTTTATATGGGAATGCTTTGTTTAATGCTTCTTTTCTTTTTCTACACCCAGAACATCCCTTCTTCCTACGAATCCATTCTATTTTTGTTACATCGCCAATCTTGGTGATAACTTTTTCTACTGTATCTCCTAAACCTTCTGATTCTTCTTCATGATCGCTCATTGGGACAATGCCTCCATGTAAATTTCTTCTATGAGTCTCTTTAATCTAGAAACATTAATTCCTTCTATGGTTTCATAGAAATCTTCTGCTTCTTTATAAATCAAGGACAACGTGTCCAGTGACATGTCTGCTACTTCCGTGTCTTCTATGACAGAAGAATCATCATTCTCGATGATAGTTAGACTGCCGACTTTTGCATCATAAAGGTTATCGACAAAGGTATCAAATTTACTTTGACTTTTTCTTTCACGCACAAACAATTTCAAATACTTGTTTTCATATTCAGACAAGTCATCAATATTAGTTTCATCTGTGTAATCAATATGTAGGAACATTCTCTCATCGTTCTCAATGTGGTCTAAGTCTCCAGACTCTGTGTCGTAGACATAAAATCCTTTTTGTTCGTGAAGATCTGAGAATGTAATCTGGTATGGTGTTCCTAGATATCGAACATTGTTTTTACTGTGTCTCATGTGGAAATGTCCGGACCACACCTCATCGAATCGACGAAGAAGATTGTCACTCATTCCACCATCAAACTTAACACCCCGAAGAACCTCATAACCAGAAAGTTCAAAGTGACCGCACACGATATCTGCTTTACTGTTCTTTAAAAATTCATCACACTCTTCTTTATTTTCTTTGTTTATCCACGGGACCATACCGAAGACTTTGCCGCCCAATGTAATGTCCGTAGGATTATCGATTGGAATAAAACAATCATATCTTTTACCAAACAGTTCTGTTAGAGAATTGACCTCGTTTGTGTTCTTAAAATAAGTATCGTGGTTACCGATAAGACAATACATCTTAATATTTCGTTCTTCGAGTTTCTCGATGAACCTCTCTCGAACCTGATTAAGTGTATTGAAATTAACAAACTTGCGACGATCCATAAGATCACCCAAGTGTAACACAGTGTCTATGTTTTGTTTTTCACACTCTGGTAAGAATTGGTTTTCAATGAAACCAAGAAAATAATCTAAGAATTGTTGCGAGTCATTTCTCGCACCAAAGTGAGTATCAGTCAGAATAGCGATTCGCATTTATCATCTCCATCAGTCTTTTTCTTTTTGGTAGAGGACTTCTTCTTTTTCTTTTTAGGAGTGAAGTTGTCTATGTCTTTTGTTGTCAGTTTGAAAAATTCTGCGTATGGATTACCTGTAGTTTTTTCTGGATCGAGAATTCTAGCAATGTCTCCCATATGATCGGCAGACTCAATAATTCTGTACTTTATATAACTTTGCTTTTTCTCTTTTTGAATACGACGTAAAAAAGCATAATAAATGATTTGAGTAAAATACGAAAACGGATTCTTTGATTTTGCGGGATCAAAATTGCTTGCGTACATAAGACAGTTTTCAATTGCATCACCTACCATTTCCTCTCGGAATGGGTAATTAATGAAATTTGCTCTCATTGATAATCTTTCAGCAATGAGAAGGAAACACTCACCAATATATTCAGATACAGGTGGTTTACTTTCGCCAATTTCTTCAGCAACTTTAATTTGCTCTTTCCACTCAGTCATTGCTTCTAGAAATTTTTGGTTGTCAACGTAGTGACTATCTTTATCGCTCATCGGGTTACACCTTATTTACTTCTAAGTATACCATACACATTAGTGTTTGTAAAGTAATTAAGAAAGATAATCTTCAGGATTAGGAGACCAGTCAACATAACTTGTCCCATAATCATGATGCGACTCTTCATTTATAACTCTTTCTTGTGCAGCGTTTTCTATTATTTCTTCGATAAGATCCTCTGCACCCTCTTCAACTTGATCTTGAATCATTTCTTCCAAACGATCCATGTCTATGTTTTTAAACTCTTCTTCCATTTTGTTTATTAGACTTTCCAACCCCTCTTGGTTTTCTTTATTAAATAAACCAAAGGTTTTTCTTGATGGAATCTTCCCACCATGATCTTCTAAGTCTTTTTGTTGATTATATGACTGAACAACATCAGGACTTGGAGTGAATATTCCAAGGGTAAAGTCTTTTTCTAGTTTAACTGTATTCACTGTTGTTGATTTTAACCAATCTACAAGGATCAATGTTTCATGCTTCCGACCAAGTGCATCAATGAAATGCATATACTTCAATTCCATCGGTCTGTTTACACGAATATGTGATTTTGAATTTTCAATAAGTTCTGCGACAATAGTGTCACCGCTTCTTAGTTTAAGGACTTTATAATTATTAGACATGTGAATCCTCCTTCAGATTGATTCTGATTATTTTGTGTTCAAAACCTTCGCCTTCGTAGATCTTAAGTCGATCTTCAAAGTGACGAAGGGTGTGATTCTTGTGTTTTTTCCAAGATAGGTCATCTGCAAGGTCATAGAGTTTTGCGACATCTTTATGCTCCGACTTTCTTAACTGACGACCGATGCTCTGCAACACACGAATTCTGCTCTTCGATGGTGAAGCGAACACAATATTATGTAGTCTTTTGATAGATACACCGGTACTAAATGTACCATATGATGCTATAATGATTGCGTCCTCTACTTTTTCGGCAATACGCCTGACTTCTTCTCGTAGATCTGCTTCAACCTTACCATGTATAAAGAAGACTCTTTTATCTGGATTCTTTTCTTCCATCATCTTGTGCAGTTTTTTACCATGCTTCTCAACGAACTGGAATAGTACGAGGGTATTGCCCTTGAGGTTCGAGGAAAGATCACAGATAAACTTGTTCCGTTCTTGGTTCTGCACGATGAAGTCAATTTCATCTTGGTATGTGCTTCGCTTCATCTCATTGCGAACCGTTTCGCTATGTCTTAACAGTATACCATCTATCTTCAACTCTGACAAGAGTTTTCTTTCCATCAGCGTTTTTGTTTTTGTGACTTGATGTACAGGACCAAATAACCCTTCAATCACCAACTTATGTGTAAGAGAACCATCCAACGTGCCAGTGGTTCCTATACGGACTGGACAATCCTCTAGTTTAGTCATTATACCCGTCAGAGACTTTGCTTTAAATAAGTGACACTCATCACCGAAGACTGCTGCAAACTTATCAAAGTATTCCTTTGGTTGTTTATGGATACTCTGCCATGTAGAAATAATTACCCTTCGTTTGATATCATCCTTGGGAACACCCGCCATGACTTTGTGACAATTCTGATCGACTTGCCACGATGAAATCTTGGAGTAGTCCGCAAAGTCTGAGTATAACTGAGAAACCAGACTAGTAGTCGGAACGATAATCAGGATCTTTCTGTTATTTTCTATTTTATCCAAATGGTAACGCATAAGAGCGTAAATGATTAGACTCTTACCCGAACCCGTGGGAGACAC